CAGGGATGCCTAACCCGCCATACGCAGATACGTGCGCCATGGTCGTACCCGTAGGAGAAATAACCCCCATTCTGACGGCAGCTACCGTTAACGTCTTAAACCCACAGATGTAGGAGTATTCATGCCAATCATCCCACCAACAAACTCACTCCAGGCCATCGAGACAAAGGTTAGACGGATTACGCGCTCACCCTCAGAAGCTCAGCTCACCGAAATAGACTTACAGAACTATATCAACACCTTTGTGGTGTACGATTTCCCAGAACAAATTAGAACATTCAATTTGCATCAGCAGTTCACTTTCATATGTAATCCATATCAGGATACGTACGCTACTGATACATCATTAAATACAAATAATGATCTCTATAATTTCCAAAATTTATATATTAGCGTGAACCCGCCGGTGTTTATCGGAGGATTTCCTGCATGGTATACACAATCGAGAGAACAATTCTACGGCGTGTATCCGATAGTTAATAATATTCTATCCATCGGGCAAGCCGGCGATGGCGCAACTACCACTTTCACCGGAGTCATCACCAATAATACTGGCCCTAATTTTGTGCCAAATCCCGTGCAAGGCGGCTCAGTTACGACGCTTTTACAAAATAATGTCCTGTTCAGCTCAATTGATATATTCGGAGCGGGATTGGCCCTTGTTGACGTTCCAGTAGCAGAACCTTCTGGAAATCCAAGCATAACAGGCAATCTATACCCTCCCGGACAACAGCCAACGCAACTACCACTCTTCGTAGATCCAAGCAATAATATAAACTATGTCACAGGTGCATTTACTATCACCTTTCCCGGCGCTCCAGCCGCAGGTCAAGCGATTAATAGCCAAACGGTACCGGTCCAAACTGCGATTCCTAATGCACTGCTGTTTTATGAAAACCAATTTACTTTGCGACCGGTACCAGACCAACCTTACCGAATCAATTTCGAGGTATTCGCACGGCCAACAGCCCTATTGCAGCTCAACCAGGCTCCACAGCTCGAAGAATGGTGGCAATATATCGCTTACGGCGCCGCTAAAAAGATATTCGAAGACCGCATGGACATGGAAAGCGTGCAACTCATCATGCCCGAATTCAAAACACAAGAGCGCCTCTGCCTGAGAAGAACAATTGTACAAAATACCGTAGAACGAACAGCTACTATCTACACTGAACAGACTGCCAATAGCGCAGGATTCAATGGATGGGGCTATGGTGGAGGGAATTTCTAATGCCTTATTTACCTAATATACCCATTGGAACTGACCAACTTTCAGTCTCGCAACCACAAATACAGTCCAATTTCACCATTCTACAAACCGCATTCGATATCAACCATATCGACTTTGATGCAGCAAATGCTGGAAAGCATATGTATGTTGAGTTGCCCGTAGCCGCAGGAAACCCAATACCGCCCATAGTATTCGCCGCAGGAGAAGTTGCGCTCTACTCTGCGCTCAATCCAACGACTAATCAAAATGAGCTGTATATAAATAAGTCAAATAATGGACCAGTAGTAACTCAAATACCCGCAACTGCATCTACGCTCAGCGGAACACCTTTGCCTAATGCAAGCACAGGATTCTGGACATATCTCCCTTCGGGTCTCATAGCTTACTCAGGAAATGCCTCAGGGACAGGAGCAGGATTTTCAGGATTTGTTACCGTAAGCCCAACTATAGCAATAGCGGGAGGACCAGGATTGCAGCGCATTCTTAGTGTTATCGTATGCCCATTTAATGGAACACTTACCGATCTCGATTTTGCCGTACGACTCGTATCAATGGCAAATGCCACATTCATCATCTACATATCTCGTCGCACTAATACTGGTGTTGCCGCCGGACAAGCTGGATACTCCTATTTAGCCGTAGGCGTATAACATGGCCATGGATCGTTTCATCATCGCACCCTTCAAGACAGGTCTTCAAACCAATACGAAGCCATGGCTCATCATGGATGATGCCTTCGAGCGTTTGAATAATGCCTATGTCTTTAGAGGACGAATAAGAAAGCGATTCGGCGGACGACTTATGGGGACTGGATGGAGTAGCTTACTCACCGCTCCTCTCTTCTCCCGCTTTAGAATAAACCTCGGCCCGCTTATGGGGGGCGCGCTCGCTGGGACAGTTCCCGGCGGAACTGCGGTTGCAGCAGTAGGACAGATGTTCTCAATAGGCAATGAGATATTCACCGTGCCATCAGCAGGCAATCCCGTTGTCATGCTCGATACCGGAGCGGCAGCGACAAAAACATATGATACCACTACCGGCGCGTATGTATTCGCAGGCGTCGCTTCGCCCGACAATACGCCCGTCTGGTTCTATCCAGCGCTACCAGTCATGGGGCTTACGGTCTACGAATCAGGCGCAATCAATAATCAGCCAACCTACGGATTCGATACAAGATTCGCATATGTATTCGCAGGCGGATTCTGGCAGCAATCAGTCGGACCATCCACGGTGACACCACTCTTCCACGGATCAAATATAAACTTCTTCTGGACCACAAACTGGCGCGGCGCAACACCAGATATAAAAGTACTCTTCATCACCAATTTCTACGTGGTTAACTATAACGGACTCGGAAATACTACTGACGACCCCATCTGGTGGTTCGATGGCACAAACTGGGTAGCAGCAACGGGCGCTAACGCCTTCTACTTCATGCCCCAAAATAACACTACAACGCCTCCCACTCCACTCGCCGTACAAACAGGACAATATGTTAAAACGGCACGGATCATCGTTGCTTTCAAAAATAGATTACTACTCCTTAATACCGTAGAAAATAACGGCGCCAATACAGGCGGAACTCCCAATACTAATACGAACTATGTTAATAGGGTCCGGTACTCATTCAATGGATCACCCTTTGCGGTAAACGCATGGTACGAGCCCAATACGCAAGATGCCGCAGTCCCTTCCAATAAAGGCGCGGGCGCTGGATTCATCGATGCTACTACAGAAGAAGCAATCATATCAGCTGAGTTCATCAAAGATCGCTTGATTGTATACTTCGAACGCTCAACATGGGAACTCGCCTACACCGGCAACGCCGTTCTCCCCTTTGTGTGGCAAAAAATTAATACCGAACTCGGATCAGAAGCTCAACAGTCAACGGTACCATTCGATAAGCAAATTCTCACTATCGGAAACACCGGCGTACATGCTTGTAACGGCTCAAACGTCGAGCGAATCGATACGTTAATCCCTGACGAAGTATTCGAAATTTATAATAAGAATATCGGAGTACAACGAGTCGCAGGAATTAGAGACTACTTCACGGAGCTCGTCTATTGGAACTTCCCTTCAGTCGATCAAAGCCCCGCCGAGGCCTACCCTGCACGAGTACTCGTCTATAACTACCGCAACGGATCGTGGGCCATTAACGACGACTGTATCACTGCATGGGGATACTTCGAACAGCAACCAGGACTTACATGGGCAAGCTCAACTACAACATGGGAACAATCAAACTTCGCATGGCAATCAGGAACAGTCGCCGCGCAGTTTAGACAAGTAATTGCCGGAAACCAACAGGGATTCGTCTTTATTGTAGACGCAGAGACAGATAGAAATGCCCCCGTCATGCAAATATCACAGATGGTAAATGATGCCTCAGGAAACACCATGACGCTCACGATCATCGATCACACCCTTAATGACGATGAAGATGATCTGAGCGACAACTCAGATTTCATTCTTATAGAGAACGCCCAAGGCGTCGTACTCAGCGGAACGGGAATATATGAAGTCGTTAATGTAGTAAGCACGAGTAAAGTACAAGTACTCGGAACCTTCACCGGAACATATACGGGCGGCGGAACCGCAACACGCGTCTCCAATATCAGAATCCTGAGTAAACAGTGGAATCCCTACGTCGAAAAAGGACAGAATGTTTATCTGAGTAAAATAGACTTCGGCGTCGAACGAACCGTAACCGGAGCAATCACGGTAGACTACTATCCTTCGTCAACGCAGCTATCAATGCTCCAAGAAGGAACCGACACACAAACAATACAAGGAACAGGTGTATTAGAAACATTTCCCTATGATCCACTATTTTACCCCTTGGAACAAGTGCAAGACCGACTATGGCATGCAATATACTTCCAAACAGAGGGAGAGTGTATACAAATATTTCTCTATATGACGACTGCCCAAATAGTAGACCCGAAAATATCACTCGAAGCATTCGAATTAGAAGGCATGGTACTGCACACAATGGCCGTCAGCACGAGGCTTGAATAGTATGCAAAAACTTATCAGTATACCAAAAAAGCTGTCGTGCCTAGTTTTACTCACTTTCCACTCTCGGGGAGTAAATTATGGCTGCGTCAGGCGTAAACGTAATATTACTTCGCAGCCCCAACCCATGGAGGTGAAGCGTGGCTGACAACCTAATACAGCAAAATACCGGCGCCTTCGTCCCCACAAATTATATCTGGGACATCCAGCAACTCTACCAAATAGAGAACATTGACCCAGAACTACGAGAACTCTTGGTGCGCCTTTACCAGAACGTAAATAGCATCGCACTCGTCCTTAATGTAAAAGATAGCGCAATCTATGATACACAGCAGTTCGTAAATGGGCAGTTATATTTCCCAAATCCCGCATTAAACTCTACAACCGCACAAACACCAGAGCTGAGACAAGTTTATCGCGTGGTGGTCAATTTTGGGGCACTTCCCAATTCAGGAGTTAAATCTCTTCCCCATGGGATCACCTGCACCAGCTTAACGACCGCAACGAGAATCTATGGAGCTGCTACCAATCCCGTATCACCATTCTCCTATATCCCATTGCCTTATAGCTCGGTAACAGCAGTGGCAGATAATATAGAGCTCTATGTGGATGGAACAAATGTGAATGTGGCAACGGCGGCTAATTACAGCGCATATACCATTTCATATATCATTTTCGAGTTCTTGCAAAATTAGTGCTTGCACATGCGAGCACCACTAATAATTCCCCCGCGCAGGGGGGCCACGCAGGGGAGGGAGATACCATAAGACTCAGACTCATCTCACAGCAGCCCTACATTACTACGCAAAGCCTCGAATAGCAATTTACCACGTTACCAGATAGGATCGTGTCGAGCAGGTAAGCCAAAATTAGGAGTCACAAGATGGCATTCTTACAAGGATTAAGCGATTTCTTCTTCGGATCTCAGCCAAGATTACAACAAGCACCACTGTATAATCAGCAACAACAAGGAGTACAAAATCAGGGACTACAAATGCTCATGCAGTTATTGCAGGGAGGACAGAATCAGTCCTTCCAGCCAATAGCCAATAAAGCTATCTCTGACTTCAATACACAAACGGTGCCAGGATTGGCAGAGCGATTCACCTCCTTGGGTGGCCAAAACTCATCAGCTTTCCAGGGAGCACTCGGATCAGCAGGAGCTGGATTACAAGAAAGCCTAGCGGCACAGGGATCGCAACAAAATAACCAACTAATACAACTCTTATCGCAACTCGGCCTCCAGCCGCGCAATGAGAACTTAGTATTCCAAGGCCAACCAGGACTATTCCACGGAGCGGCAGAAGGATTCGGAAAAGGTCTCGGCATATGGGCTGGCGGAAAAATAGGAGGATAACATGGCACAATTTATACCTACCGTTCCAGGAATCGGAGCGGCACTCGGATCAGGATTCAGCTCAGGGATCGATAAGATAGCGAGCCTTAAAATAGACCAGATGCTCAAACAACAACAAAGCAAAGAGTTCACGGACGCCCTTAATGCGCTCGCACAACAGAATCAGCCGCAACAGCAAGAACAACAAGTTACACCAGAAGGGCAACTACAGGCAGGACAGGTTCCCACGCAAGCAGCTGCGGGAACAACAGCGCAAGCTCCAGCTCAACAAAAGCAGGACTTCAACCCACTTCTTAAGGCTATAGCCTCGGGCAAAAACCTTACGCCACAACAAATACAAACACTCTTGGGAATACAACAAGCCCAGCAACAGCAGCAAGAAAAAAGGGGAATACAAGAGCGAAAAGAAGCTCATCAAACCCAAAAAGAAATAGATCAAAGGACCCAGCCCTTTTATGACAAAATTATAGAAGGAGGAAAGTCGGCGAAGCAAATAAAACATCGACTCACCAAGTTGAAAGAGCTGGACGCAAAAGGAAAACTTCCCCCCGCTGCCCTCTATAATATTCTTACATCTTTAGAATCAATTGGAACTAAGGAGGGAGCAGCAATCGGAGGCGCCATTGGCGGCGCTTTAGGAACGGGAACAGGAGCCCTTCTTGGAGGACCACTTGGAGCAACTTTCGGCCTCACCGAAGGCAGTGCACAGGGAGCGGCACTAGGAGCAGGACTCGGCGCAGCCATTAAACCAGTTACTTCTATTCTGAGATCAGCGCTTATAGGCGCATACCCAGATACGGAAGAATACGAAAAAACTTCGCTCGAATTTATAAAAGATGTTCGTCCACTCATCGGAGGCCATGTAACCGAGAACCAGTTGGATCTGTTCCTGAGGTCAATACCAACACTCGCGACGACAGCTGAAGGTAGAAAAACTATTATTAATAACATAGGAATACTCGCCGAAGCCGCGACCGCAGAATATGACGCACTCGAAGAAATAATCGAAAAGAACGGCGGAAAGCGGCCTGATGGCGTTGAGTTTAAAGTCTCCAAGATCGCCGACGAAAAACGAAAAGAATACGCAAAAAGGTGGCAAGATTAATATCTAAGTATGAGCGCTGCGAGAATCAGAATTCCGATAGCACAATTCGCTTGCCTTGAACGACAAGCTATACGATCGTGATGGAGCTCATCTGCGTGATCACAATGTATTTTTTCCGGAACCCTGTGATTCAACGTCCTCTTTATAATCCTCCATAGTAGATAGAAAATTACTGCCAAGACCCCTAGGTTTATTACTATATTCCATGCATTATCGCTCATCGCTCCCCCTTGCTTAAAATCATCCATATAATGGTAATTATCACGATAATAAGCTTGATTATCGTGATATACTTGTATAAATTAGCTCCTAGAGCCCAATCCTCAGGAAAAGGCATATCATCAAACATGTGCATTAAGTCCTTGTCGAGGTCGTATAAATCTTCTTCAACTGCTTTATACGGCCCTGGGCGTCACTATACTCTATTTAATCGCTTCCCCTTCTTGTTGCGCCTCGAATTTCATTTCGCGACGCATCCTTTCGAGAACAGCGTCCACAATATACTTAGATGCTGAAACATATCGTTCCGCAGCTCGCCTACGAATCTCTTCATAGAGCTGCTCATCAAAATATACACTTTTGAGCTTTTTCTTAAGCTCCAATTTAGGTCTAATCATCATCGTCCTCCCGTCTGTATTTTAGATTCCCCTTATTAGTATACCATTATTATAAATTAATAATATCATTAATGTAGCAAAATACGCAACTTATTGATTTTTACCACATAGTAAATCCAGAGTTGGGGTAACAGATCCTCTCCCTCGAAGTTGTACAAGCTTCTCGGGCCAGACTACCTCAACTCAAGGAGTTACCGTGTCACGACAATTTAACCAAGTCTCTTATGGGCTCACCCAAGCGCTTATTAATGAAAATCCACCCTACATATTAGCAAAAAGAGCGCCGCTTACTTCAGATTTCGCTCAGCCATCAACCATCTGGATCAACTCCTTGACTAATGCTGTTTGGATATTGGCAACCGTTGCTAATAATACTGCAACGTGGGTATCTACCGCAGGTGGCGCTGGCGTATTCTCAAGCCTTACGGTTACTCCAGGCCCTATTTCTCTTACCGGAACAACGACGATTAACACAGCTGGTGCAGCAACAACAACAATCGCAACTGGCGGCACAGGCGCAGTTAATATCGGTAACGCAACCGGAAACACCTCAATAACCGGAACGCTTACCACAAGCGCAGGCATTACAGCAACAACCGGCCAGATTAATACCACTAATGGTGCAATCGGCGCAGGAAACACCGCAGCTTCAACGGCCGCCCCACAATTCCAAACACTCAAAAGCAGAGGTGGTGCAACAATCGTCACCGGCGATGGAATCGGAAACCTTGTCTTTGCAGGCTTTGATGGAACGCAATACACAACAGGCGCTGCAATAACCTCAACCTCTTCAGGAACAATCGCTAATACGCGGGTCGCAGCAAACCTTAATTTCCTTACTCATCCAGATGCCCCTGCTGGTGGCCCAACTTCACGCATGACCATCAATAGCGCAGGAAATGTAGTAGTGAACGCTCCAGACTCTGGAACGGCATTGACAGTAACGGCTGGTGGTTTAACAGTAACGGCAGGAAACATCGTCGCCACGGCAGGAAATATTACCGCAACAGCGGGAAATGTAACGCTTGGTGCTGCAGCTGCCGCATTTGTGTTTGCTAATGGTATACAAATCGTGGCGGGAACAGGGGATCCTAATGGCTCAGTAACAGCTCCTGAGGGTTCACTTTATCTCAACACTAACGGAACGGGAACTGCAAATCGTGCCTATATAAACACGAATAGTGGTACCGTGTGGACTGCCATAACAACCGCATCGTAATCCCTGGAAATATTTCATGTTCCCGTGTTAGGACTCTATCTAATCATATGAGAGGGTCCTAACAAAGGAAAAAAGGAGACATTATGAATATCCGAAGCGAATTCGTTCTCGAACTTATCAAAGACGCAAAAGTATTCCGAGCACACATGCCTGTTGGTGCAACATACCAAGAATGCTACGACGTCATCGCTGAATTTGCCAAACAGATCGTAACCCTTTCTGAACAGGCAGCAGCAACAGCAACAAAAGTTGATCAAGAAAATAGCGCCGCAATCCCATCAGCCCCTGAAGTAACCGATTAGGAGCCCTATGGCAGTAAGAAATTCAGTATCCGCTATTCCATTGGGAGCAATCGCGGCGGATACGTTCACGGGAGCCTATCAACTCATCGGTGGATTGCCTCACGCATGTTTCATGCTTCGCTTCATCAACAACAGCACAGAAGATGTGCTCATCTCGTATGATGGTGTCACCGATAATGACGTCATCATTCACGATACCACGGTTCAGCTGGATCCCCAGGCTAATTCGCAGCCCAATAACTTTATATGCGTCTTCCCCAAAGGAATGAACATCTATGTTAAAGCGGCAAATGGGACGGGCGAGTTTTATATAGCCGGCTATTACCAACAGAACGCTAACTAGGAGATTCGATGGCAGGACAAGAGATACGTTTACAAATTGAACCGGTCAGAACTCTGGCTTTTGGCTCTATATCGGGAACATATATGGGGGTCGGTTCTGCCATCAGCAATCCAGCCCGCATCTTTTGGATCAATAATCTGACGAATGCCGACCTTATGTGTTCATTCGACGGAGTTAATGACCACTTTCCACTTCCGTCTGATTCTTTCCTCATCGTGGACGCGACGAGCAATAAAACATTTTCCCCAGGATTCTATCTCGCCGAAGGTACGCGGCTCTACGTCAAGGAATTGGATGCAACCATTCCCTCACAGGGAGCTGTTTACTTCACGGTGTTTTACGGGTCAGCAATTTAAGGAGACAAATCATGAGTTCAGCTGGTTCATATGGCAGCGGAGGAGGAGGTGGTGGCGTGGGTAACGTAAAATTTTTAACAGGTAATACCGGTGGACCAGTTCCGCCAGATTTAGTCGGCAATATAAACGTTGTCGGTTCAGGAGATATCACGGTTGCCGGAAATGCGGGAACCAATACTTTAACGATTGAGCTCAGCGGAGCTATCGCGAATGTCTATGATGCAGATACGGGCTCAGCAACCCCTGCTCTAGGAATTCTTAATATCAATGGTCTCGGTGGAATAGCAACCTCAGCTTCAGGTCACACCGTCGATATCGGTACCGATGGAACAATAGCGACTGATTATTCAACTGATAGCGGTATAGCAATACCATCAGCAGATACGATTAATATCGTGGGAGGAACGGGAATAACAACCTCCGGTTCAGGTAACACGGTAACTATCGATCTTAGTGGAACGGGAATCGTTGAAAGCATTCAAGGCGATACGGGAAGTGCCATATCAGGTGCTCTTACTATCACCGGCGGAACTTCGGGTGCATCGTTCAATACTTCAGGCACTACTATCACTGAATCGTTCAACTATCTTAATATGCCTTACACCAATGCGGGCGGAACACAAGGTGTTATCAAATTCGCAGGATCTCCCATCTTCGGATTCTATGGCGGATCAGGTCAGTTCAACATGTTTCTTGGTGATACTGCCGGAAATACTTCTCTAACCGGAACAAATAACATCGGGCTCGGACCCATTGCAATTCATGCAGTAACTTCAGGATTTGCTAATGTTGGCGTTGGCCCCCTCGCCTTGAGTAGTTGCACTACTGGTAATAGTAACGTTGGCATGGGTCTCGATGCGCTGCAACATCTTACCACGGGTGCAGGAAATGTGGCAGTTGGTTATCAGCCCCTCCAAAACCTTCTTACTGGTATTGATAATGTTGCCTTCGGGATCGGAGCTGGAAGTAATTATACCGGTGCGGAATCGAACAATATTCTCATCAGTAACGCAGGCGCAGCTTCTGAATCAAATGTGATTCGCATCGGAACTCAAGGGTCGGGAACTGGTCAGCAAAATACTGCTTATATGGCGGGCATTTATGGTTCGAGTGTTGGCGGAACGAACGCGCTCGTCTTTGCAGACAATACGGGAAAGCTAGGGACCACGGGTGGGACCTTCACTGCCGTTACCTCAATTACGGGTGACACGGGAAGTGCTATATCCGGAGCTCTTACTATAACTGGTGGCTCATCAGGAGCGCTATTTAATACCGCTGGCTCAAACATAACCGAATCCTTTCACTTCTTGGCGATGTCTGATACCACTTCAACAACGGGATATATTCAAATTGGAGCTCAAAAAGTCTTCGCAGCGTATGGAGGTGTAGCCAATAATAATATCTTTGTCGGAAAGGGAGCGGGTAACGCAACCCTTGTGGGTACCGGAAATACAGGCGTTG